GGCGTCTCGATGGGCGAGATCGAACAGGCGACCAAGAAACTGACCACCCGCCTCTCGGAGGCTGCGACCGGATCAGGGTCAGCCGTCACCGCCCTGCAGCGTCTGAACCTGACAGCGGCGCAGCTGCAGGCCATGCCGCTCGACCAGCGCATCATCGCCATTCAGGAGGCCCTGAACCGCTTTGTGCCGGAAGCAGAACGCGCCGCTGTCGCCTCTGACCTCTTCGGCGACCGAGCTGCCCTTGCCTTTCTGCGCATCGACGCAACAACCTTGCGCGAGGCGGCGCAGGATGTGCGGGATTTCGGGGTGGCGGTCAGCGCCAGTGATGCCGCACAGATCGAGCGCACCGGCGACGCCATCGCGCGCCTCAGCCTGATCTGGACCGGCCTCGTCAACCGCCTGACCGCCGCCGTCGCCCCGGCGCTGGAGATGGTGGCGAACACGCTGGCCGACATGGCGCGCAGCACCGGGCCGATTGGCATCGCGATCACCGCGCTTTTCGACAATATCGGCCGACTGACCACCTATGCCGCGACCTTTGCCACCCTGATGGCCGGGCGCTGGGTGGCGGGATTGGCGGCTGCGGCTCTGTCGGTGCGCGGCCTTGCCACCGGACTTGTCATCCTGCGCGGGGCGTTGATCCGCACTGGCATCGGAGCACTGATTGTCGGCGCGGGCGAGTTGGTGTTTCAGTTCACTCGGCTGGTCGCAGGCGCGGGCGGGTTTGGGGCCGCGATTGGACTTCTGAAGGATCTGGCCCTCGAGGTCTGGGACCGCATCGGTCTTGGTGCGGCCTCGGCCTGGTCGAAAATCGAGGCCAGCTGGGCCGGGCTGCAGGCCACGATCTATGGCGCGATGCAGTCATCGGTCGAGGCGGTGACCAGTTTCGGCAATTCGGCAGCGGGCATCTTCAAAGGTGCCTATGACGCCGTGAAGGCGATCTGGGGCCAGCTGCCCGGTGCCATCGGCGACTTTGCTTTCCAGGCCGCCAACGGGTTGATCGGCGGTGTCGAGGCCATGCTGAACGGCGTCGTCACCCGGATCAACACCTTCATCAACGGGCTGAATGCCGCGCTGGACCTGCTGCCCGATTGGGCGGTCGGCGAAGGCGGGGTTCGCATCGGCACTCTGGACCCGGTTGCGCTGGGCAGGATCGACAATACATTTGCGGGGTCCGCCGCTGCGGCAGGGACTGCTGCCGCTGAAGCCTTCTCAGCAGCTATGGCACAGACCTACGTCACCTCGCCCGATCTCGGGCTGACCGGTATGGCCGAAGAGGCGACCGCCCGGGCTGATGCCTATCGCGAGGCTTCCGGCATGCTCGCCGATGCGGCTGCGCGCCCGATGCAAAGCTGGCAGGCGTTGAAGGATGCAGTGGCAGGGGCCGGAACCGAAGGCGAAGCTGCAATGGACGGGGCCGCAGATGCCGCCGACCGGCTGGACGAGTCGATGACCGAGGCCGGTCGGGCCGCCGGTGGGGCTGGTTCAGCAGCTGCGGCTGGGGCTGAAGCGGCCAAGACCGGATGGGAGGCGGCCGTGGCCACGCTCGCCGACTATGCCGCGAAAGCCCGCGACATTGGGGGCGATATCGGCAATGCGCTGGTCTCTGCCTTCACCTCGGCCGAAAATGCCGTGGGCGAGTTCGTGAAAACCGGCAAGCTCGACTTCCGCGACCTGGTCACGTCGATGATCGCCGATCTCGCGAAACTGGCGGCACGACGCTTCATCCTCGGCCCTATTGCCAATGCGCTTTCGGGCGCGCTGGGCGGTGCGGGAGGTATCTTCGCGAACATCCTGCATGCCGGTGGCATGGTCGGCGCGCCGGGTCCGGGTCGCATGGTGCCCGCACTGGCTTTTGCCAATGCGCCGCGGATGCACGCGGGCGGCTGGGCCGGGATCAAGCCCGACGAAGTTCCGGCGATCCTGCAGCGCGGTGAGCGGGTTCTGTCGCGGCGGGAGGCTGCTGGATATGGCCAAGGTCAATCTGCGGTGCCCGCAGTCAATGTGACCATCAACGCCCGTGACGCCGAAAGCTTCCGGCAATCCCGAACGCAGGTCGCAGCCGATATCGCCCGCGCGGTCTCCCTCGGCCGGAGGGGCATGTGATGGCGTTTCACGAGGTGCGCTTCCCCGACAATATCAGCCGAGGGGCGCGCGGCGGCCCGGAACGGCGCACGCAGATCGTCGAGCTGGCCTCTGGTGATGAGGAGCGCAACGCCAGTTGGGCCAACTCGCGCCGCCGCTATGACGTGGCCTATGGCATCCGCCGCGCCGATGATCTGGCGGCGGTGGTGGCGTTTTTTGAGGCCCGCAACGGTCGCCTGCACGGGTTTCGCTACAAGGATTGGGCCGACTACAAGTCTGCTCTGCCGTCGCAGGCGATCACCGCAACCGACCAGCAGATTGGCACTGGCACCGGCAGCCTGCGAACCTTCCAGCTCGCGAAACGCTACCCATCTGGCGCGCAGACATGGGTCAGGACCATCGCCAAGCCGGTGGCCGGGACCGTCCGTGTGGCGCTTGGCATGGTTGAGCAAATGTCAGGCTGGACCGTGGACACGACGACTGGTGTCGTCACCTTCACCACCTCACCCGCCAATGGCGTCATCGTCCGCGCTGGCTTCGAATTCGATGTGCCGGTGCGCTTCGACAGCGACAGCCTCGACGTGACCCTCGATTTTGAACGGCTGGGATCGATCACCTCCATCCCGCTTCTGGAACTCCGCAGATGAAAAACCTCTCCCTTGCGCTGCAAGCTCACCTCGATGATGGCACCACCACCCTGTCTTGGTGCTGGCGGATCACCCGCGTCGATGGCGTGACTCTCGGCTTCACCGATCACGACGCGGTGCTGACCTTTGACGGCACGGACTTTGAGCCAGAAAGCGGGTTTGCCGCCTCGGAAATCCGCTCCGGCTCGGACCTCTCTGTCGATGCGCAGGATGCGGAAGGCGTGCTGGCATCAGATCGGATCACCGAGACGGATATCATCGACGGGCGCTGGGATGCCGCACAGGTCGAGTTGTGGCGGGTGAACTGGGCCGCGACCTCCCAGCGGGTGTTGATGCGCCATGGTGCGGTGGGTCAGATCCGGCGCGGTCGCATGGCGTTTGTCGCCGAAGTGCGCAGCCTTGCGCATGTGCTGAACCAGACGGTCGGCCGCGCTTATCAGGCGAGTTGCGATGCAGCGCTGGGCGATGCGCGCTGCGGGGTTGATCTGGAAGCGCCCGCCTTCAAGGGCAGCGGCATCGTGCTGTCCCTGATCCGGGACCGAGGATTTGTCGCCTCCGGCCTCGGGGCATTTGCGACCGGCTGGTTCGCCTCCGGCACCGTGGAGTGGACCAGCGGTGGATCGGCCGGGCGGCGCGCGGAAGTGATGATGCACGAGGTCGCCGACACCGGCATCACGATTTCCCTCTTGGAGGCTCCGGTGCGGGCGCTGGGCGTGGGCGATAGCTTTGTCATCCGGGCCAATTGCGACAAGCGGTTGGAGACCTGCCGCGACCGCTTTGCCAACGCGGTGAACTTTCGGGGTTTCCCGAACATTCCGGGGCAGGACGCGGTGCTGCGCTATGCCTCGAATGGCGACGCCAATCAGGGGGTGGTGCTGTGATGGCCGCTGACCCGGATGCTGTGATTGCCGCAGCGCGCGCGTGGCTTGGCACGCCCTACCATGATCAGGCCAGCCTGCGTGGGGTCGGCTGCGATTGCCTTGGCCTTGCGCGCGGCGTCTGGCGCGATGGGGTCGGTGCGGAGCCGCAAGCGATCCCGCCTTACAGCCGGGATTGGGGCGAGACAGGTCTCCGTGAGGTTCTGGCCGATGGCGCGCGCGGGATGATGATCGAGATTCCCGTGGCACAGATCGGCCCCGGCACCTTGGTCTTGTTCCGCATGGCACCCCGCGCCATTGCCAAGCATGTCGGCATCCTCACCGCGCCTGACCGCTTCATCCACGCCTATGACCGGCTGGGCGTGATCGAAGAGGCGCTGACCACGACATGGGCGCGCAAGATCGCCTTTGCCTTCCGGTATCCGGCGATTACCCCCTTTGCAGGAAAGACCTGACCCATGGCCTCCCTCGTTCTGGGTGCGGTCGGTTCGGCCATCGGCACCGGGTTTAGCGGCACCATCCTCGGCCTGTCCGGTGCTGCCATCGGCGGCATGATCGGGTCCTCCGTAGGGTCGGGG